GGACTGCATTCGCTTCATCGACGAGCTCGCCGCGTTGACTCCGGCTGTCAAGCCGCTCGTCGACGCGGTGAACACCGCCCGCACTTTGCCGATCGTGGCTGCCATCACTTCGCCCTTTTCTTCGTGACCGTCTTTAGTTTCGCCAGCTCGCGGGCCATCTCCTCCGGAGTCTGCGTCGGCCGGCTGGGGTCATAGGTCGGAAGGAACGCCGCCTCGAAGTCCTCGCCGACCTTCGCCCCCAGGGCTCCGGCCAGGACCGTCGTTTGTTTCGCTGTCCGTCTCCAGTCGTTCCCGAACGGTTCGAGCCGGTAGGCCGCGAACCACTTCCGCACTTGCCGGACCGATGTCGTCCGGGCCATCTGTTCCACGTCCTTTATGTTCAGGTGACCGGCGAGCCTGTAGAGGAACAGCGTCCACGGCTCGCCCCTTATTTTTCCTCCTCGTCCCTCACGGCCTGCTCGTCGTTCCGTAGGACCGTCTCCCACGCTTTGACGTAGATCCACATCAGCGAACGCGGGCTGGCCTCGAGCAGCTGGCCCACGTCGCCGTCGCCGTACTGTCTCTTTCCGTGGGAGTCGCAGAGCACGACGGCCACCGTGCGGGCGATCAGCTCCGCAGATGGGTCGACGCCCTTGAGCGAGCGGTGGGCTACGGACAGATCATGCCACTCCGCAAACGATGGGTAGCGGAGAAAGATCGACGCCTTCGAGCGCGGCGGCTTGATCTCGATCGGCTCTTCGGCGAGCAATAAAACATCGTCGAGGCGTTTCATTGTTTTCACTGTATGGTAATGAGGAAACTGGCCGACCCGCGGAGCAGATCGCCGACGCTCGCCTCGACCTCGTAGGACTGGAGAATCGCATCGAACGTCTCGCCACCGCTCGCGGTGGAAAACGAAAGCGTCCCTTTCGATCCGACATCCTCCGGGGCATAGGGCGGCATCCCCAAAAGTCTTACGGATACGCTCCCCGGATCAACTGCCGTGCAGTCGAACGACCTGACCACGCGGGCGTCTGATCCGCTGCCGATGATCGTGGCGTTGCCGCCCGTTGTTTCGGTGGTGACGGCCGTCGGGGACCCGGAGGTAAACGCCAGGAGCTGTCCGATATTGGAGCCGCCGAACGATACGGTGGAACCCTGGGATGGAGTTGGCATGGGATCCCCGTGGGGTCTGGGGGATCAGGACCCAGCCGGGACAGAGACGAACGTGGCCGTCCCCTTTACAAGCTCGCCGACCGCATACTCGACCTCGGCTTCTGTACAACGGCACTCGACGCCGCTGATCGTGTAGGGGCTGCCGGCAGTAGGTGGCGAGGACGACAGGAACGAACAGGTGATCGTCGTCGTGATGCCGTCGACCGCGCCCGCCCCAGAGTCAGGCAGCCCGTCGACATAGACCCGATCAGATCCTGCCGCTAGGTCGAGCGTGGAGGCGTCGAGCCGGTTGCTCGAACTGTTTGGGTCGGCCCCCTTCTTCGATACCTTGACGTTTGTCAAGTCGGAGACGGGAAGCTCGGGGGCGTTACCATTGGCTGGAGTGGGCATCAGCTAGCGACCTCCCTGTAGACATAGGTAGCGGTGCCTTTGACAAAGTCGCCGACCGCATACTCGGTCTCAACCTCTGTGCAGACCCAGCCAGTGGCGCCCGGAGCGTCTGGCTCGGGAGCCTCGCCAAAGAATGAACAGGTGACGGTCTGTGTAACGCCTTCAGAGTCTGCGCCGGCGCCAACGTCTACCAGCGGGGCGTCGGCATACACGCGGGAGGCATCCGACAGGATTGTCACGTCAACCTTATTCGACGAGCTCGACGGGTCGGCGGCCGAGGTCTTTACCTTGACGTTCGTACATCCGGCCGGCAGGGTCGGGCCGGGACTTGGCAGACTAGCGAGAGCTGGCATGGGCTACTCCATCCATGAGACGCTAACAGTGATCTCGACGACGTAGGCGATCGGCTTGTTCTGGCCGTCCTCGAAGACCGGGTCTGAGTCTTTCGAGTCGGTCACGATCACGCGGACGATTGTCAGGTCCCCGGACGAGCCGGCGAAGTTTCGCAGCCCCCGGCGGATGTCGCGGGCCATCGCGTGGGTGTCGGCGTAGGCCGTGCCGTAGACCTCGATCGTGAAAGTGCCGGTGGTGATCGTGTCGGAGTCGAGGTCGAGCGTGTCCTCGTCGACCTGGCCGGCCTGGGCAAACATGACATAGGGCGGGTCCGACATCGGGCCGATCAGCGGCCAGGCGTTGCAGCCGGTCGCCGACTCCAGCGTCTCGCGGAGCCAGGCCTGGATCAGATCGTCGTCTCCGCTGGGCATGGGTCAGCCTCCGTAGCCTGGGTTCTTGCCGGCCTCAATCTCGGCTGCGGCCTTCTCCAAGCCGACAGCCAGCTCCTTTGCTAACGTGGAGGCTGCAATCGGCCCCATCTTGGCCATTGCCTTTTCGATCATGTTGAACGCCGGGCCGCCAGTGCCTGTCCCGTAGTTCATCCAGATCGCTTTCCGATCCTGCCCCTTGAGCCTGTAGCCGAGCACGCCCCAGACAAACGATCCGAAGTCTTTGTTGTTTCCCGTTTGCCCCGTCTTCGCCATGACGCTGCGCCGCAGATCGCCAGTCGACCTGGCCTTCTCGCCCTTCTTGCGTCGGCCTCGCCGCGTGCTGAGAGGCGGGGTAAGGCTTCGCAGGATTGGCACCCCAGGCTTAATCGTCCGCTTCATCGCGGCTTTAATGTGCTTCTTCGCAATATGCCGCGGAAGCCCGCGGAATGCCTTCATCAGTTTTTCGATGTGCTTGTCTCCGTCGTAGCTGTTCGGCTCGAACGATGAGACCCACGAGAGGGAGATCATGCGGCGGCCTCCTCGACAGACAGCTCCATAGCCTCGCGTTCGCCTTGCTCGATCACGCCGGAGACGTAGAGCACGCGGTCGCCTCGCGAAAGCCACACGAGCCGCCAGTTCGCCTGGAGGCCTTCGTAGTAGCGGATCATGACCGTCGCCGATGTCGTGCCGCCCACCTGGCCGCGGCGGGCCTGTTCGTTGTAGGAGAGTGCCTCGTAGGATCCGAAGACCCGATCGACCTCCTCCCACTCCTGGACGAGCTCGCCCACAGCATTCCGCGTCTCCGTCGGAGACTGGATCGCGAAAAACTCCCGGAGCCGGCCGGCGGCGAGGACGCCCATATCACCAGCCCCCGGAGTGGCTGGAGCTGGCGAGGAGGGACTCGAAGGCCTGGGGGAGTTCTGCGCTTCCGTCCTCCGCGATGATCCCGCGATTCTTGAACGTGTGCTCGACGAACATCAGGAGGGCGGACTTGATCTGCGGCTCGATCGGATCGCCCGGCTCGACGCCGCACCAGTAGGTGACGACCACTTTCGCGGGCGTGCCGGAGGCCAGCGCGACCGTCGCCGGCTGGGCGTCTTCGTCGACCTCGAGGTCCTCCTCCGCGATCTCGTCGCCGTCAACCGTGACCGTCATGGTGTAGGCCGATCCGGTGAGGAGCGGAGGGTTCGGCAGCTCGAGCAGTTGCTTCGACTGGCCGGCCGGCCAGGTCGCCCGGTATTCGGTGGCGACCAGCGTCTGGCCGAGGCGTCGCTCGATGTAGCGTCGGCCCGCGGCGATCTTGTCGGTGATCAAAGAGTCGAACTCTGTAAACGATTCGGTAACCCCTAGTTGGAGTTTCGCCTCGGAGAGCGTCACCGGCTCGGCTTCGGGCCATGTCAATACGCGGACGGTGGCTGGCTTCATGACGACCCAAGCTCCTCGATCGTGGTGGACGCGATGACCGTCGACAGCATTTCTCGGAACGCCACGGAGCCGGCAAACATGACGTAGGCCGTAGCGTCATCGCCGGAGACCTCGTCGAGCGTGCCGACCTCGACGGCCCAGACTCGACTCCCGTAGCTCTCGAAGTCGCCGGGGTCGATCGTGACCTGGACGGCGGCGACCTCATCGCTGCCGGTGATGTCGATCGGGTCGAGGGTGAGCACGGTTCCCCTGGACGTGGCCGTCGCGTAGAGGTCGCCGGCGGGGAGGTCCTGGCCGACGGCGAACGTGACCGTGAGATCCACGGGGGTCGATTCGGTGTTGAACTGGATCACGCGAGCCACCGCTCCGGCCAGACGGACCTTGGTAATTGGCATTGTCTCCCCTCACCTCGACAGTCGGACGGGACGCGACGCTGCCACGAACTACCTCACTACATGGGGCGACCGGAGGGCAGCATCCCTGCCACCCCCCGGTCCCCGTAGAACTGAGCGTCTATCGTCAGCTGCCAGCCTCGACCAGCTTTGCAACGAACGACGCGTCATGGTTCGAGATACCGATCCGCTGGAGGCCGCGGAACTTCACTGCGTCGTTCTCGAAGCCAGCGTGTTCGCTGGCCGCGATCACCAGGCCGTTGGCCTGGACGGCAACTGCCGTCGACATCGAGAAGTCACCGTAGAGGGCAAGCGTCCCGGCCGGCAGGCCGAGGCACTTGTAGACCGGGGCACCCATCACGACCGGGAGGACCCGCTCGCCGATGGTCGTCGACTGCGAGACGACCGACGACTTCATCAGATGCTCCCAGCCGGCCGAGGAGACAACCCACGCGGTATTCATCACGCGGGCGTCGACCTTGCCGACCAGGCTGGCGAGATCCGCACCGTCGAAGTCGACGCCGGCCTCGACTTCGTTGGCTCCGGCGATCTCGTCGACCAGGCCCGCGATGCCCTTTCCGGCATCGCCCTGGAGCCAGACAGAGTCGGCCTTCTTCGCGATCGCGAGGCCGAACCGATTGGCCGCGAGCTGGGCGAGGTTCACCACAGTCGCAGCGTCTCGGATCAGCTCGTTCGAGAACGTCAGGATCCGACCCATCTTATAGAGGGTCAGCGTGACCTTGTCGGTCGAAGCCTCGTCGTCCGTAACCGTCTCGTGCTCGTCGAACCATTCGGCCTCGATCTCGCCGATCTTGGGGATTTCGATCGAGGAGCTGGTGGTCGTGTAGACCTGGGCCAGCTGGAGGCCGACGGACTGGTAGCCCAGAACGTCGATATAGCCACGGTAGAGTTCCGGAGACACGAGCTCGACGCCCTCGCCGTCATACGTCGGCGAGGTCTCGCCCATCGCACGGGCCTCGGCCATGTCGCCGCGAGCGATGGCTCGAAGGAAACGGCCAGCCTTGGCTGCGTCCTCGACCGAGCCGAAACCGCGGACCGACTTCCCGGGGATGACGTGGATCGCCGGGGCCTTCCGACGCTCCGCCTTCTCGACGGTCGAACGGCTGTCCGACTCGGAGGTCGCAGTCACACCGCGAAGGGCCTCGATCTTTTCGTCGAGGGCTCGCTCGGCTCGCGCCAGCGTGGTCACCTCGTCGGCCCGCGCCGAACGCTCGGCCATCCTCTCCTCGATCTGCGTCTTCTCCGCCTCGTCGGCGGGAGTCATCGCTCGGAGAGTTTCGATCTCGGTCGTGATCTTGGCGGCCTCATCCTGGAGACCGAGCATCTTGGCGCTGGGCATGTGTCGCATCCTTGCGTGGGTGGTGGATTAACCTCCAGCACGATATGAGCGGCCCGGCATCCGGCGAAGTTGCGGTGTCCTACGGTAGGACACTCACCGCTTCGGACAGGATCCATCAGGGCAGGCCTTGGCACGCTCCGCGACGCAGCGCGGGCAGCTGCATTGGCAACGCTGGGCGATCTTGCCGTCGGGCTTCCACACCCCGCGGACGCAGCTCTTGCCGCAGTCGCACTCCGTCGGGGCTGGGGCCGGGGCCGGCGGCGTCGGCGAGTCGGCAAGCATGGAGGCGCGAGCGACAGCCACCGCGGCCGCCGCCTTCGGGGCCTCGAGGTCCAGGGCCGCCGGGTCTGCGGAGAGCCAGACCAGGAAGGCGACGAGAGCGTTCCAGATTCCAGAGAAAGACATTACCACCCCCTGGCATGGTCGACGATTGGATAGCCGTCATCGCCGACACGCTCGGCCCTGGCGTAGTGGTAGTCGGGTTGCGGGTCGGCCGGAGGCTTCTCCGCGAGGAGCGCCACCCACAGGAAACTCTTCGCCATGCGGGCGATCCACCGGACGACGGTCCGGTCATTCGGCCGCGGGGCCGGCACGGGGGACGATGGGCTCGCGGCCAGCCAGTAGCCGAGGACCAGGGCGACGAGGGCGACGGCGACAGTCTTACGGTTCATTGCAATCCTCACGGGGCGATCGAGTAGATGAGCGGAAGAGGGTGGGCGATCGACTTGGGCGGCGCGGGGGCGAGCCAGTTTCCGTTATGGAGATCGCGCCAGCCGAAGCCGGCGACACTGCCAACCGCAAAAGAATCTTTAGCACGGAGCATCGACTCCACGGTCGACCGCGTTACCCAGAACGATCCGTCGGGCTGATCGGCCGGCCACTTCGGACCGCTGATCCAGTTCGGTCCCCAGGAGTTCAGGCAGAGCAGGGCATCGGTCGGACTGCCATTCTTCTGGTAGCGCACCGAAATAAAACACATCTCATGAGCCCACTGCCCAGAGGCCGCGGCGTAGCCCTGGGCGTCCCGTCGGGAGGCAAATCCCTGCATGCTTGCGACCGGCACAGTGAAGCCCGCCTCGATCGCTGCGGCTGCCTCGGCCCATGTGGTAGTGAGCGCGACGTATTGCGCCGGGTGCTTCTTTGCGATCGCGTCGAGTTTGCCTTTATCGCCCTGGCCGCCGTTGCCGTACGCGCCCCACGCCTTGGCACGGTCCGCGGAGTAGTTGCGGAGATCGTGGCCGCCGACCTCCTCGCGGAAGACCACACCCCAGTCACGAACCCAGCGGGCCGCCGCTGCCCCGTAGGATCCGTCGGAGTATCCTCCGACCGGCGAGGAGCCATCACCGGATCGGCCGCGGGATTCCACGCGAGACCCTCCGTAGATCGCCTCGGTGCTCGGGAACGGCGGAGGGTTGGCGAGTCGGCCGGTCTCCCAATCGACACACTGCGCGATCCAGATCCCGTGAGCCCAACCCCAAGAAACACAGTCCCCGATCCCCTGCCGCTCGACGACCCACGGCCTGCCGTAGAGGGACTGGTGGGCGCGGTATGCGGAACGATAGAGAAACGTGTCGACGCCCTTGGCCTCGCGGATCGTCTCCTCGCCGGCCTGTCGAAACAGCGGCTGCGGCAGTTCGGCAAGGAATGCCGCGACGCCCTCCGGGTCCGGATCGTAGCCGAACTGTCCCTCTGCTTGGATCCAGGGCGCCGGCCGATGGATCAGCCCAGCGACGACAGCGGCGGCGGTGAGCCCCAGGAGGACGACGACGGCCAAGAGCCGGCCGGCCTTGCGATCAGCGTGAAGCATCGGCGGCAGCCCTCGCGAGGTCGCGGTAGGCGGCCACCCAGGCGGACCGCTGCGCTCCGGAGAGCGGACCGCCGGACGTGCCGGCGGCGTTGTCCAGATATGCCTTGATCGTCTCGCGGGCTCGCGGGTGTTTCTCACCCAGCGACACGCCACGGCATCGCAGCTCGCGGGCTCGCTGCCGCAGATCGTCCACCGCTACTCCGGTCTTCCAGAGCGGCTCGGCCTGCATTCCGTCCCACTCGATCTCCGCGGCGAGCTCTTCCATCAGGGCCGACACGGTGGCGGCATCGGCTGCGGCGTCGGGGCCGACGAACGTCCCGCGGAGAACCAGGCGGGCATCCGGGGCCGGCGGCGCTGGGGTCGGCTCGGCCTGCGGACGGGACATGCTCCACATGATCGCGGCCCCGGCGAGGCAGGCGGCGCCGGCGACCTGGCGGCGGGAGACATCCGGGGCCGTGCCGGCGGCCTTGCGCAGTTGCTCCAGGATCTTCTCGCCAGCAAAAGCGTAGATCGCCAGGGCGATCAGGACGAGCGTCATCGGGGCGCCCTCACGATCGGGAGGAGCTGCTCCAGCACGCCGCCGGCGAGCGCCAGGACGAGCGAGCGGACGGCAGGACGGGCGAGGAACCAGAGCGGGTAGAGCGTCACCGGGACCGCGTAGTCGGCCACCGCGTCGAAGAGACGGCCGACAGCGTCCAACGCGAAAGCCTTCTTCTCGGCCCCGCTCATCGTCGAGACATCGTCGAGGAATGAGACGACGAGTTTCACGAGGGCCAGGAGGAGTTCCCCGAACTCGCCCCAGGTCAGGCCGTCGGCGGACGCGGACTTCGCGGACGCGATGTATTCGGTCACCTTGTCGATCAGGCCGGCAGGCTGGGCCGCGGCGGCGATGGGCTGGCTTGTGATCATCGGCTCCTCCTCCATACGGTGTCGGCCGGAACGACCTGGCGGCGACGTTGCCGACATTTCTGACACTCGACGTAACGGACCTGGCGGTCGCCGGCCCGCTTGCTCGACTCGACGCGGCAGCGGCCGCCGCACTTTGGGCAACAGTTAGCCGGCATGGGTCCGCATCCTCGCGACTGCGGCAGCGGCGGCGGCCCTGGCTCCGGCGAGCGTGGAGACCTTGAGGGAGCGGGCGGCCTCCTCGACGGCCGCGGGCTCCGCTGCCCGGACGATGCCTTCGGGGTAGTCGTCGATCCACACGTCGACCTCGAGGCCGGCGGAGGTCGCGGCGTCCCGCTTCTGGGTGCCAGCGCCGCAAAGGATCATGTCCGCCACGTCGAGGTCAGCGAACGCGGAGCGGATCGCCTCGCGGTTTTCTTCGGTGTCCTCGCGTCGAGTGATACAGACGACACGGTTCCCGCGATCCGCAGCCATCGCCACGAACGACCGCCAGAGACCGGGGGCAGCAGTGAAGGTCCGATCGTAGTCGAGCGAGATCACTAAGCCGCGGCCCTCGCTCCTGTGCTGGACGAGCCCGCGGGCTTCGCGCCATGCGGACAGCGAGCGAAGGCCGACGGTACTGGACGGATACGCGGCCCGGGTCACTGGAGAAATATCGAAAAGACCGGCGGCCTCGGAGATCGTCCTGGTGACGTTGCCCCGATCGTCCTCCTCCCATGTCTCCCCCTTGGGGTTGACCGTGAAAGCAAAAGATGAGCCAAAGATTGTTTTCGATCTGATCAGCGTCAGAACTTCAGCGGCCGTCGGAGTGGCGACCGGGTCGGCCTCGAACGCGAGACCCTTGTCCGACTTCTGGATCCGCAGCGTGCCGTTAGTGGTCCTGGCGAGCGGTGCCGAGTCGTTATGGTTCCAGAGCATCGGGACATCGATCTTGCGCTTGGAGAGCACCTTATCGAAAGACGTTGACGAGAACCGCTCGCGGAATCCTCCGAGGTCTACCGAAAGAGAATCCCACGGCGGGGCGATTCCCTTGATCTTCGGAGACTCCCCGTCCCGCTCCTCGACAAACAGAGAGCCAGAATCGGCGTCGTCATCGATCGACAAATAGCGTCGTTCAGGCTGCATTAGTCGGCCCTCCGTTCGGCGGTAGGTCGTTCGTGCCGTTGACCATCTTTCCCGCGAGGGCCTGGGTGATCGTCGGGAATGCGGCCGTGATCAGGGCGACCGCGGCGTCCTTGTCGATCGTGCCGGCGGCGACCTGTCCCAAAACCTCGAGGAGCGCCGTAACCTGGGCACCGTTCAGAGCAGTCGCGGCCAGGTCGGCACCAGAGGCTACGGCGGACAGCGGATCTGATGTCGAGTCGATCGTCGCGTCGGCCGCCGGCTCGTCGGCGGGATCGGCCGGCGTGGTGTCGTGCTGCGTCGCCGCCGCCGTGAGCGTCGAGAATCCGAGTTGCATATAGGTCTCGTTCGCCGCCGGCTCGTCGAGCTGCGGGAGGTCCTCGAGCTCGCGGAGTTCCGCGGGCTTGAGGGCGCCCATGTTGAATAGCGACTGGTAGAGCGCGACGCGGCTGGCCGTGTCGGCCCGGAGGATCCCGCGGTTATCGAGCCGGCAATACACGTCCTCGCCGTAGACCGGCTGGAGGAGCATGTCGAGCGGCCCCTCCATTCGCCGCGCCCACGGCAGGAGGCACCAGACCTGGGCGGATAGATGCTCTTGCTCCACGTTCGACCAGCGGGCCATCTTCGCGTCACCCAGGAGCGTCGAGGGAACGCCCCAGCTGCGGGCGATGTCCGGGAGGATCGAGTCGCGAAGCTCCTGGTACTGGTTCGCCTCCATCGAGTTTGATTCGATGGGCTTGAGCTGCGTCTTTTTGGGGAGGACCGCGATCGACCCGCGGTTCCGCGCGCCGCCGTAGATCTCCCGCAGCTGCGACCGCAGGGCGGCCATTGCCTCGTCGGGGACTTTCTCCTGTAGCTCCATCACCATGTCGGGCCGGGCCGAGTTGGCCCAAAAGGCAGTCGCGGCGATGTCGAGTTGTCGGGCCAGCGTGATCGAGGTCCCGCAGAGTTCCGACGGGGCCATGCCCATCAGGCCGTTGTCCGAAAGCCACCGCCAGTGGATCACCGGCTCGCGGACCGGCTCCCAGCCGGCGTCTCCCCAGAATCGATAGGAGACCGTGTAGTCGGCGTTGCGGATCACCTCGACGCGGCTGGGGTGCATGGGCCGCAGCTCGGAACAGAATCCGCGAGGGCCTGGCATTACGCGGGCAAAGGCGTTGCCGTGGAGCGCGGTCCAGTAGGCGGCGAGCTGATAGAAGTCATAGGCCGACTGCCAGCCGTTGGGCCGCTTGCGGAGCGTGTAAGAGCAGGGGAGGTCGGCCTCCTCTTTTTTTCCGCCGGGGCCGGCCCGCATGATCTGGATCGGCATCACGGCCACGGCCTGGGCGATCCAGCGGACGACGGCCAGGATCGAGGAGACGCGGATCGCGTCGGTGGTGCCGATGTCGCTGGCGGAGATCCGGCCGACGCCGGTCGTCATCTCGTGCCATACGCTGCGGATCTGCGGAGCCTTCGCGGACGCCTTGCGACGCGGAGCGGCTCGCCGGCGGGTCTGCTTGGTTGCGGCCTGGGATCGGGGCATGTGGGCATCCTGCGGCCCCGGGGGCAGATCCCGGGCCGTGCCAGTGTCCGCCGGATACTGCCGCCGGCGAAGTTGGAGGCCGGCCGGCTATATGAGAGTGATTCGGTAGTCGTCCAGGTTGGCCGAGCCTGAATCCTCGTCGGTGCTCGCGAGAGCCAGGGCGTTCACCAGCGCCACGACTCCGTCGATCTTCTCGTTACTCTTCGCCTTGTCCGGTTTGATCATGCCCGTCGGATCGGTGTACACGCAGACGTTGTTGGCGTTCCACGTCGCCACGGGATTCCCGGCGGTGCGGATCCGCTTCTCGACGACCAGGCCCTCGAGGAGTTTGCAGGCAGAGTTGAGATACGAGGTCCGCTGCGGTATGTCTTTGACCTCGATCGACTCCCGCTGGAGCAGCGTCTCCAGCGCCCCCGCCTGCCACGGGTCGATGCCGACCGCCTTGATCTGGTGGGCCTCGCCATACGCCACGATGTCGCGGGCCACTGCCTCGTGATCCAGACGGTGTCCGTCCGTGACCGTTACCCATCCGCCGCGGATCCAGGCATCGTAGGGGATCCCCTCGCGGACACGGTCGGCGACGGTCTCACTCGGCACCCAGTATTTCCATTCGACGTAGTAGCTGCCGTCGGATTCTTTGAAGACAAACGCGGCCGCGGTCATGTCGAGATTGCTTGCAAGGTCGACGCCGATCCAGCATGGCCGGCCCTCGGGCGGATCGATCGGGCCGGCGGAACACTGTGACCACGCGTCGCCCTGGAACCAGCGGGCGTCCGCGGCCTGCCAGACGTTCAGCGAGTAGCGGAGCCACTTCGAGAACTTCCGCGGGTCCGTCGTCGCGTCCTGGTAGTCGGCCGCGAACTCGTCCTCGGGAAACGCGACGCCCATCGACGGGTTCGCGCGTCGCCAGACCTTGGGATCTGACCAGTCGTCGTCGTCCTTCGCAGCGTAGATCAGACCGTAGAACGTGGGGTTTGCTTTCGGATCTTTTAGCACCAGCTCGCAATCCTGCCACCAACGCCACCCGATGCCGTTGCGATCCGAGCCGGCCGTCGAGATCGAGATCACGAGACCGTTAGCCGTGCCGCGAGTTGCGTAGATCAACGCGTCGACCAGGTCGGGCGAGCGGAACGAGTGGATCTCGTCGAGGATCACGGAACCGTTCAGGCCTTCGTTCCGCCACGAGTCGGAGGACAGGCAGCGTATTTCCTTACCGGTCTCGCGGTTCCGGATGATGCTCCGCGAGTCGACGACCTCCAGCAACCGTGAGAGCTGCGGGCTCGCCTCGACCGACTGCCGGACCATGCGATACATCGTGCGGGCCTGGAGGCGATCGTTCGCCGCGAGGAACACGTCCTGGGCCGGGGCGTGACAGGTCGCCATGTACTGGGCGAGCTGCGACATGAGTGAAGATTTGCGATTTTTTTTCGGGACGAAGATCCCGGCCCGACGGAATCGGAGCCGGCCGTCGGCTCGCCGCCAGCCGAACAACGGCCGGAGGACTTGCTCGGCCTGCCATTCGACGAGTGAGATTTTCTGCGGATCTCCGCCGCGCTCGTCTGGGTGACGGCATAGCGACTGGATGAACTCGACCGGCGCGGAGGCCGACTCCTCGTCCCATCGGTAGCCGGCGACATACTCCGGCCGCTTCTTTGGGTCGAGCGGCTTCTTCTTAGCCGCGGACGGAGAGCCGCGCGAGGACCTTGGCTTCCGGGTCGTCGTCTTCTTTGCCATCCGTCGCCTCCTGCGGGATCCGGGCCGACGACGCTGCGGTCAGTCCGAAGTCCCTGGCAAGTGTGACGAAGTCCCTCCGCGAGTCACGGAGCAACTTTGCGACCGGCGACGCGGCCTGACCTTTGTCGGTGGCGGTGATGAAACCCTCCCGCGAGACCTGGTCCTCGAGGAGTCGGATGTCGGAGTGGAGCCGGCAGAGGATCGCGAACGCGTCGGCCTGCTCCGGGACCAGGCGGCCGTCGGCAATCAGCGTCGGTGCGACGCGGTGCCAGAAGGCGAGAGCATCGGCGACGAGCGCCACCGAGTCGGGGATCTCGACCAGGCCTGCCGGCCCAGCTGCGGCCGCAAAGGCCGCCGGCTTTTTTGCCCTGGTGTTTCTGCCGGCCTTGGAACGCTGGCTCTTTGGATCAGGAATCGGTCCGCGGCTGCCCATGAGAACCTCCTATTTGATGAAACCCGACAGATATTCGCGCAGAGGGCACGCGGGGCTTTGCGTTTAACGTCACCTGTCCGGATCACCCTACCCCCCCAGGGGGGTCACAGTTGCCCTTTTAGCCGCTGCTCCCTGCGTGTCTTCACTCCGTGGCAAGAACGGCATAGCGTCTGGAGGTTGCTGTCGTCGTCCGTGCCGCCGTCCTCGAGGGGATGGATGTGATCGACGTGGGCAGCCTGGCCGTAGGCAACGCGAGAGCAGACCGCACACACGAACGCGTCGCGTCGCAGGATCCGTAGCCGCTTCGCTCGCCAGTCGGCGGTCGTGTAGTGCGTTCGCTCTTTGGTGATCGTGGTCCGCCGCATCGTGTGCGGCCGCCAGCGTTCGACACGGGCTGGCATGATTCACGACTGTCCCTTCGCACTATAGCGTCTTCGTCCGCTCCAGCAGCGTACACCCGTCCTGCGATGTACCCTCTCGCGGTGTAGCGTGTGCGGCGGGTGTATGACGAAAACTGGCGTCTTCTTCTTACGATTGGGCGACCGTCTTCAGCGTCACACCATCGGTGGGTCAGGCGGCAGCAGCGCCAGAGCGTCGGCCCATGGCATGACCTCAACGCTTGCCCCTAGCACCTGCTGATCCGATGCGGCCCACATGCCCGACAACAACCCGCCCGGCATAACTTCGGTGAGGATGTCGCCGCACAGCATCATCCTCCCATCGGCCAGCACGCGAGGCACAGGGACGCAGTTGGTGCTGCCGTGCAGGCCATGTAGTTCCGCGAGCCTGCCAGCCAGTTGGGGCGTGAAGATGAGAGCCAGCCCTTGGGCTTCGGCGTACGGGATCGGGAGCGTGAGGTCTGCAAGTGTCATGTGCGACCCAGTGCTGTGTTGAGCGCCGATAGTGCAGTGTGAAAGTTGGCAACCTGCGTGCCGGTCATGTCGTCACCAATGCTGTACATACGAAGTGAAAACCCAGGATTGTCGCCGCTAACTGTTCCAGTAAGGTTGTTGCGAAAGACAAAAAACGGAAAAGAACTGGCTGCGATGCCGGTTGTGGAGGTCGCAGAAACGCCGTCCGCCACTCCATTTCGATACATCGTAAGGCTGGTGGCGGAGTTGCGAGTCCCCAGCAGGAACGCGGCTGGTCTAGCGCCTTGAATGGTTGTGGTTGAGTTGAGGCTTGTTGTTTTCCCAAGTTTGATGCTGTGAGACTGCGCCGACGCTGTCCTTATGGTTGTACTAAGTTGCCAGCGGTCAGTTGCTCCGTTGTGAGCACCGATAAACGTGGGGTCTGTATCTGCGCTGCCTGTCGTTCCATGCCACGCCGCTAAGTGCATGGATTGGTAGACGCCTGCG